GTCTTTTTGAAGAACATTATGTAACAATCCCTGAAGACAAATATGATGTGCTTGAGAGCATGGTAGAAAAACTTGATGATATGGAAGCAAAACTCAACGAGCAGATTGAGAAGAACATCGGACTGAACAAGCGTCTCTCTGAGTCGGTTGCCGATGGTATCCTCGATAAGGTCTCTGAAGGGCTCGCAACGACCCAGAAGGAGAAACTCGCATCACTTTCCGAAAGTGTTGAGTTTGAAAGTGAAGAGCAATATCGTGAAAAGTTGGAGATGCTGAAGGAGTCATACTTCGCAGAGAAAACTTCAACTGCAACCAAAACCGAAACTCTCTCTGAGGGTGTAGATTCATCACCTGAGTTCAACTCTGGTTCGATGGATGCATACCTGAAGACTCTGAGTTCTTTTGGCAAGTAATTGAATTTTAGATTATTTCAAACGTAAACATCCACTAAAGGTAAACGCAAATGTTCCAATCCGAACAGTTGCAGGAAAAGTGGGCACCTCTCCTCAATCATGAGGGTTGCGACGAGATCAAAGATCCCCATCGTAGAGCTGTTACCGCTGTCCTGCTTGAGAACCAAGAAAGATTTTTAAGAGAGCAATCCGCATTCGAGCATGGCGGAATGCTGTCTGAGCAACCAACCATGAACACCGGTACTACCGGCAGTGCTGCAGGTTTCTCTGCTGACGCTACCGCTACCGGTCCTGTTGCAGGTTTCGACCCTGTTCTGATCTCCTTGATCAGACGTTCAATGCCTAACCTGGTCGCATATGACCTCGCAGGCGTTCAACCAATGAACGGTCCTACTGGACTGATCTTCGCAATGCGCTCCCGCTATGGTACTAACCGTACTACTGGCGATGAGGCATTCTACAATGAGCCAGATTCGGCATTCTCCGGTCAGGATGCTCATAGAAACGAGACTGATGGATTCACCTCAGCTCTCGCAGGTATGGGTACTACCACCCAGTCCGGCACTAACCCTGCAGTTCTGAACCCTGTCTCCACTGGTACTTCTACTTCCTACGACGTTGGTCAAGGTCTTCGCACCGACGCTGCTGAAGGATTAGACGGTACTGGACCTGACGGTGCTTTCGGTCAGATGAACTTCTCGATCGAGAAGGTCACTGTTACTGCTAAGTCCAGAGCACTGAAAGCAGAGTACAGCTTAGAACTCGC